CTCCCCCATTTGCCTTTCTAGCAACATACTCAGTTCCATGTCCGATGAACGAGGTGGATCTCCCCCCGTCCAACGATACCTTGTATCCCGATTGTGGTCCACTAATGAATCCTCCTTGTGATCTTTGTGGCAGTTTTTTGACCTTGCCACCTTGTGATTTTTGTTCTACTTCATATTCTGCAAACTTCTGATCCACCATCTTCTTCATGTCTTCAGGATCAGCATCCTTTCCATCCTCACCATCTTGTCCATCTTGACCTGGTTGCATCATTTGGTTAACTAGCATCCCAGTGCCAAAAGCAGCAGTGAGTCCCGCAGCAGTCTTTACAAATCCACCTCTACGTCCGCCGCCTAGTCCACCTCTCCTTCTGCGAAGTGCAGACTTAGATCTGAGTAGATTCTTTCGGAAACTATTCAGGACATTGAAGAGATCTGTGATGATTCTAAACGGATTCTTCAACCAACGCAACCCTAAGAAGATTGCACCCAGTCCAACAAATGCCTGACCAAATCCTACTAATTTATCCCACCAACTAGTATCATCAGACAGAAGTTTATACAGACCTTCAATAGTATTGACAACACCAAACTTTGCCCAGTCAAAAATAAATTTAGCAACCTTTGCAATACCCTCAAGGATATTAACTACTTTCTCTCTATTCTTAGGATCTCCTAACCACTTCAGTGCAGGAAGAATAACAAGAGCTTTGAATAGAGATCCTAATAAGTTTAGAATGCCATCCCAGAAATTACCAACACCCTTAGCAATACCTGTTAAGACACCTAATACATTTTTACCTTTCTTTCTTGTATTATATTCTGCCTTGAATTTAGTTCTGTTCTTCTTCTGTTCCTCTAACTTCTCAAGTTCAATATTATTTAAGTTGGCGATTCCTTTCATGAAACCATTCAGGACATCACCAATATTATTAATCGCTTCTGTGTTTTTATTAGTTGCTACAGCAATTTGTCTGCTCTCAATACCCTCTTCTGAAGTAGAAGTAGCAGGGGGTTTTGCATCTACAAACTTATAGAAATTTAATTTTGTTGACTTCTGAATTGCTGCCATTAGTTCATTCTAGAATTGAGACCAGATGCTCCAGCGGAAACAACACCTGCTGCACCACCTGTATTTATGGGCACTGGTTGTGGCATAGGCATAAACTTCTCTACAACTACAGGCACAGGAACAAATTCCATCGCCTGTTGCATTATCATTTGTGCAGATATTCCATCTTTACCTAATACTTTTGATGCCTGAGACGATACTTGTTTTACAACACCAAGTGCTTCAGGATCTACTCCAAGTTCACCAGCAATTTCAGTCATCCCGCTCATCATACCTGCAGGACCAGCACCCATCATACCAGTGACGCTCTTCATGATACCACCCATGCCAAATGTATCTGCAAGACCAGTGATACCAGCAATAGGATTAAATCCACTATTGATAAAGTTAGAAACCGCTCCACCAAATTGCTGAGCACCAGGAATCATACCCATTGCAGCACTAGCAGCAGCACCAAAGTTGCCACCCAGTAATGAACTACCAATTTGACCCAGTGGACTATTCATAAATCCACCAATGGCATTTCCAATACCACCCATCATGCCACCAAGTCCAGGAATCATGCCTCCAATAGATCCTAGCATTGACATAGGATTACCAGACATCAGTCCCATACCCATGTTGATAGCTCCCATGATAGGAGCAGCACCAGGAATGAATGATGCAGCAGTTTGAACTAAAGGATTACTTGCAATCTTACCAATAGTCTTACCAATACCACCAACTGCTTTACTGATACCCTTAACAACACCACCCAAGAACATTTCCTGAGGCTGTTGGCCAGGTACTGGATCTTCCCTTGAACCCTCTTCAGTGTTAGTATACTCGCCTGCATCCTGTTTGTCAAGATCTCCTTCACCGCCGAAAATATTGAACAGACTACCAAGTGGAGGTAATCCTTTAGCAAATCCCTCGATTTTTGGTCTGAGAGACTTCATTCCAGGAATGGCATCTACGAGACCAGTCTCAAACTCCTGAATGCCAGGAACTAAGTCACGAGCAAACATGTAAGCATCAATGCCCAGAGAGATTGCAGGACCAGGAGCAAAACCAAATAGACCAGAAATATCAAATGCACCAGATAATGCTTCAATCAGTCCACCTACAACGTCTCCACTTTGGAATCTATCATATGCAAATAATGCATTCAGAATACCACCAATGACAGGCAGTGCTTTACCACCGATCTTCTTTGCAAGAGGACCAGGTTTTGTGATAGAATATCCTTTTTTCTTCAGTGCAGTTTCTACAGCAGCACCAGCAGGAGACTTGAGGATGGTCTGCATGACACCATCGCCAATGTTTTTGACCTGCTTTACAATAGGGTCAATAAATTTTCTGACAGGATCAATAACCTTATCAATAGCGATACGCTTAAGATTCTCACCTGCACTAGTTAACTTTCCACCGACCCAATCGCCTGCTTTGTTTACCTTATCACCTAATCCATTCGCAAATTGAGCACCCTTTTTCTTCGCCATTTGGGTGAATTCCACCATCTGCTCCCACCTTTTACGAGCCTCTTTGCTCAGGTTGGCGTAAGCGTTGATAGCAGCTTCACTAAGGTTTTTATATTTTTGTTTCGCCTGATTTATAAGAAAATCTTTAAATCTGGTGCCTTGCTCAACAGCAAAGTCTGCACCAGATCTTAATGTACCACCAATAGCATCTCCAGCATTTTGGAGGGCACCAAAAAGACCTTTGCGTGGTGCTTTGAATTTCTTTGCTTGTCTGAGAGCATCTGTTGCACCCTCGCCAGCATCCCTTAACCTATTATATTCCTTAATTTGATCTGGGTTGAGACCCATCTTCTTAAGTTTAGCATCAGTCGGTCTTGGTTTTACTTTTGTCTTAGGATCTACATCTGGATCCATTCCAGGATCACTATCGAGCATGTCAATTAGACCGAGGATATCCCCAATCAATGCAAACGGATTCATCAGATATCGTAATCCGATGATACCTACTAATAGTTTACCGAGACCTGTAATTTTACTGATGAAGTCTCCATTGGGATCCATCAGTGCTGAGAATCCGTCTAAGAATGTCCCAACTAATGCTGATGCAAATCCAAATAACTTATCAAAGACAAACTTTGTCTTCTCTAGGAATGTGACTACTTTTTCTTTATTTTCCTCATCACCGATCCATTTCAGTGTTTCTGATATAAGACCAATTGCTGCGATTCGCAGAAACAGATCACCAATAGGACCAAAAAATTTACCTAAAATATCACCAAAAAGACCTTTGCCTTTTTTCTTCAGTTTTGCGTTGGGTTTTTCTTTCTTTCTACCCTTTTCTAACTTACCTACCTCTTGCGCTTCTTCAGCGGCAGCGTCTGCTTCTCTACGCTTTCGTCTGCGTTCTTTTATCTCTTCAGCGTCTTCTAATTTCTGACTAGCAATTGCAATAGCATTCAGATTATAAAATGTTGCTTGAATACTACTAACCGACTGACCTAAGCGGTTAATTGCTAAAGTTTGTTTTCTGACAGCACCAACAGCAGGAGACTTTACGGACGAGACTCCAGGATTTACGAACTTATATGTTTGTAATTTAGCCACCTGCTGCTTGTTGCTCCTTCATTCGTTTTTCTTCTTCTTTTAAGAAATGGATTAGCATATTGACGTAGATTTCTTTCTCCCATGGCATTAGGTTATCAATATGCTCAATATTCCACTTATGATGATGCATAAGGGCGAAGTTGCCCTCATAGTAAGCACGAAGATTATTGTGAAGGAGGGCTATGCGAAAAAACTCGCTAATCCCTCAAGTAGAACCTTCGTCTTCTTCTTAGTGTTGGGGTTTGTAACCTCAACTGTATGAGACAACTTAGGCATCGTTTCAAAGAAAGTTTGAATCATCTGAAACTGCTTGCTGTTGAGTTGATCAAAGAACTCAACCAGTTCAGACTTAGGTACATCAGCACACTCGTAGATCTGATTAGGATCTGCAATAGATTCGATGCAACTAGATGCCATTTCAAAGATTTGATCGACCTGACTAACATTATCGTCAGTGAAGTTCATCTTGACAAACATATCAAGACTAGGATATCCCATAGTAACCATGATATCGTCAGAAAGTTTGATTTCTCTCTTGTGGTCCTTGTTCTTGATTACTTTGATTTCATCAAGAGGAATAGAAACATCAACTTCTGTTTCATTGTCATCTGTGCATGTCACACGGACATCTACATTTTCACCGACAGACTTTGTACGAATCTGCAGGAACAGATATTCGATATCAAATGTCGCTAACTTATCAACATCTTTCACGTCAGTGCAGGCAGTGATGATATCTTTAATTGCTTGAATGATATCTGCCTGTTCCCCCGTTTCAGTTGCAAGGAGAAGAAGTTTTTCTTCTTTTACTAGAAATGGTCTAAAATTCACAGGTCTGCCATCAGAAGGCAGTTTTAGTTTATATTTTGGGGTGTTTAACTTAGGTAATGCCATAGAAATTCAATTCAGTAATTTTATTTAGGAGAGTATCAGACAGTTGTATTTCTATCCGTACTAGGATCAGTATTGTTATCAAGACCTTCGGAAGAAACTGTGATATCTTGTTCAACACCAGGATCATCGAATTTATCTTGCGTGAAGAATCTATATCTCTCGTAATAGAATCCCACTTGCAGTTCCATCACTCTTGCCTCATCAGAACTAAGTTGAATAGATCCGATATTGTATGGGAAAACATTTCTGAGTTCCCATGCCGCAGTCAGTGAGTTTTTCCTGGCAAATAGTGGCCTCTGATTTTGCTGCTGTGCTCTACGCGCCAACTCTGGAGGGAGTGGAAGTCTTTCTCCACCACCGCGTTCCCATTTATATATCATCAAAGTAGGACAGCAATAGTCCTGATAGAAGTCTGTATATTGATTAGCATCGTTAGTCATCTTTGAAATCCAACGCTCAAAGAAGTTTCTAGTATATTGAGATCTGGGAATTTGAAACGTAATATTGATTTGACTAAAAGCAGCGTTTGTTGCATACTTGACAGCAGAACCTACATCTGTAATTTGACCAGTTGTAACTTGTTTGCTGGGTAGGTTAACACTCTTAGCATAATAGTCTAAGAGATCTCTAAGTTCACCTGAGTTTGGGTTGAACGTGTTACCTTGTGTACCACCTCCAAACTGAGTAGATGGTAACAGAATTCTTGGGGGTGAAAAGTGAACTGAATATAGATTAGTAGTCGCAACAAACGTATCTTCCTGTTTGAATACAGAAATGAATCTTTGGAGTGAGTTATAACTAGCAGCTTGCGGATTTGGAATACCCATTAGATTTTAAGTTCCTTTTCTGTGATTAACATAAACTCCCATCCATTATCTACACAAAATTCAGTTGCTGCTTTCCACTTTGCTTGGTTTACAGCATATGTCACAACTTCATTGATATATCGTTTCGTGTGTCTTTTCTGGGTTTTAGGTTCCTTCGTTTGTTTAAATGGTTTGACTTCAACTAGGTACTTCTTTTTGCCAATCTTGACATAGAAGTCTGGAAAGTATCGATGCCGTTTTCCATCAACAGGAGATGTATATGGAATAATAATTTCTTCACTACCCCATTCTTCAACAGATGGTGTAATATCACACCATTTCATGAATTTATACTCCCAGGATGACCTGTAAATGACGTTCCTAGGGTCTCCTTTGTACTTCCTAGGGAATGATACTCGGTACTTACCTTGATATCTCATAAATACATAAAGGTCACATAGTATTTAGGTAGTAAATTGACTGTTTATAGATACCCGCTCAGACCCCCTGTACCAACCAGTCAGGGCAATTATGACGCCAATGCTCCCACAGAAGCAACGGATTACATTATGCTGCGTCGTAATAGGATCAACTATGCTGACGGCGAGGTTAGATACTATGGTGAGAACTTGCCTAATAACAGCATTGACAGGGTTTTGAATCCTGACATGTGTTATATAGCAATGCCAAATCAACTGAATACTTCATACAGCCCAGCATATAGACAGGTTGATATGGGTGTCACAGGTGTTATGGCAGCTAGTGCGGTTGCTGGTGGCGTTACTGCTGATATAAACACACTTGCGGGAACAATTCAAGGTGCTGCTGTTGATGCATTACCAGAATTTGCGATGTCTACTATTGCTCAAGCAGCAAGTGGTATCAATAGTGCCTTAGGTTTACAAGGTAACGTTGATTCCAATTCTTTACTAGCAATTTCAAAAGGAAAGGTGTTCAACCCATTTACTGAACAGGTTTTCAGTAACATGTCATTTAGAACACACCAGTTTAACTTTAAGATGCTGTCTCGCAGCATGGAAGAAGCAAGAGAAATTAAGCGTATTATATCATATATCAAAGGTGGTGCTGTTCCTATTATTGGGGGAGGAGGAGCAAATGATATTTCAGGTGAATTTGGCGATGATTCAAGTGGAGCAGGTAGTGTTGCCTCTAGAAACAGATTTATGGAAGTGCCTGATAAATTCAATATCAAATTCGTAAGGATGAGTCCAGATGGAACTCTTTCTGAAGATGCTGACGGATTTGGTAGTATGCACTTCAAAATTCATACTTCAGTTTGCACTGGAGTTCAAGTGAACTATACACCAGATGGTCAATATACATCATTTAAAAACATCACTGGGGAGATGGTTCAAGTCCCCGCTATTCAATTGTCTCTAGCATTTACCGAGACTAGAATGATTTCTCAAGGAGATATTGCAAGAGGTTTCTAATGGCAGGTTATTTTTCTTATTTTCCAAAGGTATACGTCGGTGAAGGCATTTCAGATGACGAGAACTTTAAGTATCGCCTAGTAAAAAATATTTTCAGACGTGTTAAGTCTAGAGAAGATCTAGCACAATATAGCACGCTGTTTGAAGCATATTCAATTAGAGATGGTGAAACACCAGAAAGTCTTGCTCGTAAATTCTTTTCTGAAGGAACCTTAGATTGGGTTATCCTTCTTATTAATAACGTTATTGATCCATATGATGACTGGCCAAAGAGAGATAATGATCTCTTTGAGTTTATTTTAGAAAAATATGGTGATACTGATGCTGTTCACCACTATGAAACGCAAGAAGCAAGACTTTCTGATGGTTCAGTCTATGTACCTGAAGGTATTGAAGTTAATGTAGATTATAGAACGATTCTTCCTGATGGTACTACTTTAGGTCCTGAAGATTCAAGAATTCCTATCACAAATTATGAGCATGAGCAGTTTGTAAACGAGAAAAAGAGACAAATTCTAATTCCAACTCCTACAATGTTGGATAAAATTATTGAAGAGTTTGAGACTCTTGTTAGATACTTGCCTCACCCTGAATTGGATAAAAAGGGTAATAAAAAGACACCTCTCAATATTGCTGCTAAGTTCCTCGACAACATTGCAAGTGCTCAGGGTAGTATTTCTGTTATTGAGTTTAGTGCTGCTGGAACTGGTGCTACGTCATTCGACTATGGTCCATCATCCTCTGGTGGAGCAACAGCGGGTGTAGTCACAGGATCAGGTGGTACAGCAGTTGCTTCTACAACTACAACAACTACAACCTCAGCAGCATCTTCTCCTTCGCCTAGTCCCTCTCCAAGTCCTTCACCAAGTCCCTCACCTTCGCCTTCGCCAAGTCCCTCACCTTCTCCAAGTCCTTCACCCTCTCCTTCTCCTTCTCCTAGTCCTTCTCCGAGTCCATCACCAGGAGGTTATGGTGGAGGGTATTGATCCAGACGATATTATTGATATGAGCATAACAAAAGACGGACTTGCACTTATGTACAGGTCCGTCTGTTTTCATCTAGAGAAATGGCCTGGAGGTCATCCAGAAGAACAAGAAGCACTTTACAGAATGAAAGATAACTTGTTTAGGATTATTCTGGAAAAAACCTTAGAGACGTAATTTTTGGCGGGATTTTTTTTGCCCCTTTTGGGAAATCAAAAGTCGATTTTGGTTTAGCCTCCATCGATTTGACATCCAACCATGCTGCCTCCGATAATACCTAGAGGGATTGCCCAGAGACGACCATCACCTCGGGAAGCAGCAGCACCGATACCAGCACCACCGATGCCACCAAGAACTGCACCTTCGATGCAGGAGTTATCATCATGATGTTTCCTCTGGATTCTGTCTTCCCTAGTACCATGGTGGTGATGATGGTGCTTATGATAGATCTTTGCTGCAGGTTCACATGGAACAGCAACCCTTTTCTTGTATGTTCTGACATATCCAGGGTTACGAAATGTACCAGGAACATACTCTTCACGATAGACTCGCTTGAAGCATTTTTCTTGGCGAGCATATCCAGATTGTGATCGATATGCTAGACGATTAGATCGATCACCGATGCTCTCTGCACCAACAGGCAGAGCAGAGAACATTAATAGTGTTGCAAGTGCAAGTTTCATTTTTCTTCTACCAACCTGACTTTATATATGGTAGTTTTAGCAGTTTTCTTTGCAAAGTACAAATCAATTCGCTTTTTAGTATAGTAAAGAGCAACCAGAACAATAATAAACTGGATGCCCTCTTCCCAACTCATGTTCCAGGCATCTACCAGGTCGAGTTGAGCTTGGGCAAGCAGGTTCATTCTTTTTTGCCTCCTTTATTGAATCCGAAAGGACCGATCTTATCTTTTACTCGGTCTTTCATCACGGCAGCACTGAGTGCTTCCATAACTTTCAGAACATCTTCTGCCCTGTGATTTCCAGGACCCATACGCTCGGCAGCGTAATCATATTTCTGAAAGAACTCGTTAGAAA